GTTCGCGTAGAAGTTTCTGGTCTGACGCTGCGGGTTCACGTCGCGATCGCGCGTCACGCGGATCTGTTCTTTCACCGAAGTCACGGAGGCTTTGATGTCGTCGGAGATACCGCGGGCGATCGTGGCCTTGGCGCTATCGGCCGCGCGGTCCAGGGCGTGCGCGATGAGCTTCGGCCCGCGCTCGCGGTTCCGCCGGAGCGCCGCGAGCCGTTTCCGGAAGTCGAACTTCACCTCGGTCGTCACGGCTGTCCCCACATCTCCAGATACGGAAAGCGCCAGGTGATACTGGCGCCGACCATCTCACTGCCGGCTTCGCGCGGCAGCGTCCGCGTGGCGCCGCGGCTCATCTTGCCGTTGCAGACGCCCTCGAGCGTGCGGTCCGCGAGCTCCACCGCGCGCTTCAGATCCCCGAGCGCCGGCTCGATGTGGTCGGTCCAGCCATCGGCCAGGTCCGCCCGAATCGTCACCGCCACTTCGACCGGGAGCGTCAGGCGGACATGCTCGCCCTTCCACTCCTCGGGTTCGTCGTCACCGACCAGGATCGACAGTGCGATGGTCGGGTCGGCTTTCGTGAGCGCCGGCAGCACGCCCTCGTAGATGTTCTGGCCGGCGTCGGTCGCGAACCCGTTGGCTTGGCTGATTGTCTCGATGCGCGCCATCAACCGCTCGAGCAGCACGGCGCGAATGGTGGGCTCAATCGTGACCGGCATCAGGCCTCCGGATCCGGCACGAGAATCACGCGAGTCTGGTCGCCCTCCACGAGTAACGTGCCGTCGACCACCCAGTCGAGCGCGGCGCCAGATTCCACGAGCGGCGCCTGCACCTTGGTGCCCCGCGGAATCCCGTCGACGTCGACCCGGCGAATCATCAGCACCTTCTGCTCCTCACGCCGCGGGGCGCTCGAGCCGGACGGCTCGTCCCGGGTGACGTCCGTCATCCAGATCCCGCGGATGCCAGTGACCGGCGCCAGGCCCTCCACGGTCACCGTGATGGGCACGCCCATCACAGCGACCGCGATTCCCAGCGCCTGCGCGCGGACCGGAGCCAGGTCCATCTAGGCGCCTCCGGGCGCAGCCTAGACGACCGGGATGCCGGCCAGCCGAACCTTGCCGGTCGTCTCGCCAGCGCCGGCGCCAGTGGCCTCGGCGACGGTGCCCGCGAGCTTGTTCCCGGCGGACGTGGTCGTGAATCGGGTGTTCCCGTTGTCCCAATAGACCGCCGCACCGACCACCCAGGCCTGCGAGCCGACCTTCGTGACCTCGTAAACCCCGATCACGTTGCCGGTGAACTCCTCGGTCGCGGCCGCATCGTTGGCGGCGACCACGAGCGCGGCGCCGATGAGATAGACCCCACCGCTGACCACCCCGCCACCTGGCGCGATGAACCCGCTGAGGCTGATTCCCGGCTGAACGAAATTCTGCATGGCTCCCTCTCCCTACTCGCCCCCAGCAGGCGCGGCGACCACCGCACGTTCAGGCGGCCGCCGCTCCCACCAGGGACAAACCGAAACTGCTACTGTGGCGCCCCGCGAGCGCGCGGTGACTAGCTGACCAGTTCGCCCGGATCCTTGTGGAGCCCGCGCCAGTCGATCGCCTTCGCGGCGAAGTCGTGCCGGGCCTTGATTTCGAGCCCGTCCACGTCGAACCCGATCCGGCTTTCGATCGCCGGGCCTTCCTCGCCCTCGAGGAACGCATACTCCACGATGTCGACCTGGTCGACGGAGGCCGCCAGATACCAGGCGGTCGCGCTGTTGGCCTCGAGCCGCGCCTCGGTGACCACCTGCAGCTTGCCGCTGAACGGGTTCGCGTTCGCCGCGGTCTGCGGGGTGATGATGCCGACATACTGCTCGGCCACCGTCTCGAGCGACGGCGGCACGATGAGGAATCGCGGCACCAGGTTGAGCAGCGTGGCGCCGTCGAGGCCCGTCTGCAGGCGCATCGCCGCGCGAGCGCGCGACAGCGACGGGATGCTGATGACATCGCCGTCCGTCTGCAGGTTGTTGTGCGCGGCGGAGAACAGCGCGTTCCCGTCGCCCATCACCGCGTTTCCGGTGATGGTGCCCCAGACGATCGACGATTCCAGGTTCCGCGCCGCGCGGCCAAACAGCATCGGGATGCGCGAGAACGCGTCGGTGTCGTCGTTGATGAGCGCCTTCCGGGTGATGGCGAACACCCGGCCATACGTCGCCAGCTGGAACTGCTCGCGGCCCTCGCCGATGGTGCCGCGGGTGAACTCGCCGTGCTCGTCGACCTCGAGCAGGTCGGGCGCCTCACCGAGCTGGAGCCGCTTCACCGGCTTGAAGTCCGGCAGGGTGACACGCCGGCCGATCGTGCCGACGAAGGTCTGCGGCGCCTCGTCGTAGGCGCGACGGAGCGTCTTCCCGGCGACGTCCGCCAGGAGCAGCGCGAAGTCGGACGTCGTGTGGAACCCGACCCGGACGTTCAGCCCGAGCGCCAGGCCCGCAATCTCGAGCCGCGACAGGCCGGTCGTGCGGATGTTCTGCGCCTGCAGGAACGTCCGCGCGATGTCCATCAGGCCCAGGCCGCGATACTCGCGACCGATATCCTCGAGCTTGAACAGCGCCGGAGCGACCCGGTGCAGGATCGCGTTCTCGATGCCGGCGCGGATGTGCACGAGCGGGTCGTTCCCCATTCGCACCACCGGCGCCGTCGTGCCGCGGGGCGCGTCGACGTCGCGCCGCCCGAGCTCCACGAACACCTCGCGCTGCGCGTCCACGAGCGCGGTGCCCGCGGCCACGAGTCGCTGGCCGAACGCGTCCGGCAGCCGCGCGGCGCGGACCGCCTGCAGAATGCCCTGGATGCGCTCGCGCTCCTGCGCGACACCGCGGTCCCGGTCGTTCGGTTCCGCCACTGGCTCGGTCGCTGCCGGAGGCGCGGCCGCGGCGCGGGCCTCGGCGATCGTTTCAGACTGCGGGGTCAGGCCGGCAGCGGCGGACGGATTCTGGTCAGGGCGCATGGGTTCACTCCTCGTGGTAACGGACTCAGCAGCGACCTCCTGCGTCACGATTTCGCAGGGGTGCGTGTCGGGCTTCTGTGATTTGGCGTCCCGCGTCTGCGCGCCGTTGTCGGCCGGCATGGGCACCATTGAAATTTCATACGGCTCCCAGTCCACCGCGCGGCGGATCGCGAGCTTGTTCCCGGCGGCCTTGGTCTCCTCGTAGCGATGGACCATGTAACCGACCGAAACCTTGGTGATGATTTTGTCTTTGACGTCGCCCCAGACGCCGGCGACCTCATCGCGGCGCGAGAACCGCAGCGTGGCGAGGCCCTTCTTTCCGGTGACTCGGGCGGTGCCCTCTTGCACGACCCCGAGCATCGATCCCAGGGACCAGCCCGAGTGCGTGTCGAGCACCGGCGCGCCGGCATTCAGCCGGCCCAGGCGGACGTTCTCATCGCCGAGCGCGAGCTCCTCGAGGAAATACTCGCCGGTGCGCCAGTCGTAGCGTTTGACCTGGGCGCCGGTCGAGAACGTGACCTCTACTGAGCGGTTTTCCTCGTCGATACTCGACGGAGAGAACTCCGCGCGGATGCAAAACGGTGGGATTTCTTGAACCCGGCTCGAGATGGACGATGGGCTCGGCGGCACGGCGGAGAATCTCTCACGCCGGCGGGTGACCGCACAACTAGCGATTTTCGCAAGTGGGGGGCGGCGGAGGATTCTAGCGGCGCGGGCGCCAGCAGATGAGCACGATGCCGACGATCGCGAGCACGGTGCTGAGCACTGGATCCACAGGAATCGGTGTCATGGGAACTCCTTCAGACTGACGCCCAGCCGCGGATCCGCGAGCACCGCGCGCAAGGCACGCCCTCGAGCGCGCCGGCGCCGAGCTCGAGCCGGTGCGCGAACATGAGCCCCGGCCGATCGGCGAACTCGAGCCGCTTCTTCGTGCAGGTCGATTCCACCGAGCCGGCCGGGAAGTGATGCCAGACCAGCTGGCCGCGGGAATTGGGCGCCCGCCACCAGCCGGCATCGCGCGCCAGGGTGCCGGCGCTCACGGCTGCTCCCGCCGTCGACCGCGCCGGCGCCGCGGTTTCGGGTCGAGCACGAACATGGCAATATGCCGGCCCATGCCAGGTCCGGGCGAGCCGTCTTCAGTAGCGCACCATTTGACATCGCCCAGGTTGCGGACCTGCGCGCCGGCCGCCAGGAGCATCAGCACCCACTTATCGATCGGGTAGACGAGGATCACCCGCTTACCCTTGCGATGCTCGGCGATCGCCTTCCTCGCCCAGGCGGTCGGTCCACGTTTCCGCCCGTCCGCCATGATGACGCCACCGAACGGTGGGTTCACGTAGTTAGACGCACCCCACTCTGCGGTCAGCCCGTCGAACCCTTCAGGCTTTGGAAACGGACACGGATCGAAGGTCACTCCGAACTCGCGCTGAATCTCCTTGAGCAGCGCCGGCGGAGTCAACCAGTAGTGACGTCCATCTAAGGCCCCGCGGTGAAACTTGTCGCGCGCCGGCCGCGGCCCGAGCAGGTCCTCGTCGGCCGCCATCAGCGCCGTTCCCGCCAGGCTCCGGTGCCGGCCTCGAGCCGCTCGACGTCGCGCTCGAGCCGCACGATGCGCGCTTCGTCGGCGCCCAGGGCGTCCCGGATTTCAGCGAAGCAATCCGGGTCGAGCGGCACGCCGGCGGCCTTCGCGATCCGCGACAGGTGATGCAGGAGCGTGTCGATGTCTTTGGCGTTCACGATTGCCTCGCCAGGTAGCCCGCGACGTCGAGCTCACGGACCGCAATCTCGAGCGCGTCGATGACGGAGCACCCGAGCGCCGCCGCCGCGGCGACCGCGCGCTGGTCGCCCTCCTCGGTCCACTTGAGCTCGCGCCGTTTCGTCTTCGGTCCGAACTTGCTCGGCCGGCCGCCCTTCGCGCCATTGCGCCGGCTCGCGTCCGCTGCATTCGTCTCGGTCGTATTCTGCTCAGCCATTTACCTGCCTCCAGGAACGGACACGACGCCGGCCGCTTCACGGACCAGCGCCGTGACCGCGTCGTCAATTTCGGTGGGTGTCAGCACGATGCCCCGCTCGCCCGCGGCCGCGAGCAGCGCCAGGCAGCGCTCGACGTTCACGCGTGGGCCCCCGGTGATGAGCCCATACTGGCGCGCCGCGTCGAGCCGCACGCAGGCCTCGGCGAGCGCCGCGG